GGCGCATATAACTGGGGGGTTGAAGATTACGGCGACGCACGTTCGCAATCTGGCTTACCGCTTGATACAGGACATTTTTCTTTTGATAACTGGGGAGAGGATTTAGTCTTTTGTTTTTCTGGCGATGGTAAAGTTTATAAATGGTCGCCCGATTCAGCAGGTGGCACACCAGATACTGTTGCTACCGCAGTAACCAACGCACCCACAGGCAACCAAGCCATCATAGTCACCAACGAAAGACATTTAGTAACCATTGGTTCTAGCGATGATCCCAGAAAAATTGCTTGGTCCAATAGAGAAGATCGTACCAACTGGACACCACTAGCTCGTAATACTGCTGGTGATCTACAAATACCAACGGGCGGACGTGCTTTGTATGCCGTTAAGTTTGGTACAGATGTTATTGTCTTTAGTGATACAGGTATCAGCCGTATGTATTACGCTGGTAGCCCATTTGTTTATTCCATCGCTGATGCTGGGACAAACTGTAAAGCCGTTGGCCGTAGAGCAATTGTCCCAACTGGTAATTTCCTAGCATGGATGGGAGAAAACTCATTCTTTATTTACGATGGACAAGTTAGAGAAATACAATGCGATGTGCATGATTACGTTTTTGATAATCTTAATTTACAAGGTAGAGCTGCAAGTTGGGGTGGACACAACTCAAACTTCAATGAAATATGGTGGGGTTTCCCATCTGGTGATGGACAATACACACCAAACAAATACGTTATATGGAACTACGCACAAAACGTATGGTCAATCGGTGAACTAGATCGTGGTTGTTGGATCGACCAAGGGGTATTTGATTTCCCTATAGCTGGTGATTCATCTGGCTTTATCTACGAACACGAAAGCACAACTTTAGCTAAATCACCTAACAACAATGGCACATCACCTTTCTGTCAGTCTGGACCAATAGAAATCGGACAAGGCGACAGAATTGCTCAAGTCAATCAAATCATACCCGATGAAGAAGCCAACGTCTTACCAGGCGTTACCATTTCATTTACTGGTAAATTTACGCCATTAGGATCTGAAACAGACTTTGGTTCATTTACTTTTGAAAACGATGGTTATACAGACGCACGCTTTAACGCACGTCAAGTTAAGATGAAAGTCACAGGTTCAACCACTCAAGATTTCCAAGTCGGACAAATACGAGTAGATGCTCGTGCAAGGGGACGTAGATGATAGACTTATCAGCACAAAGACAATACATACAACGAGCCGTCAATGTAAAACATTCTTTCACTGGCATTACACAAGTAACGCTTTATACAGCGCCCAATGGTGGTGATGATTATACTTTTGCAGTTTTACTGGGTATTTTTGCTTGTGATACTGGTAATCAGCAAACTAACTTAGACATATCTATAGTTGATACAAGTGCTAATGAGTTTTTTCTTTATAAGAACCATAATATACAAGCGTATGGTACAGAAGAATTAATTGTTAATTCAGGACTAATATTAACAGATGGTGAATCTATTAAAGCACAAGTGGATCATGCCAACATAGATATATTTTTTAGCATTGTTGAATATGCAAAAGGCGATTAAAAAATTAGACAGACAATCCCAAGCACAACAAGAATGGGAAATACAATGGGAACGTTGTAAACCTTGGATTGAGAAAGCCGTAAAACACCAAGACGGCTATACAATAGACGACATAGAGGATAAAATAAGACAAGGAATATTTCATTTATGGCCTGGTAAGAAATCAGCCATGATTACAGAGTTTGTTGTATTCCCACAATACAGAGCTTTGAACTTATTGTTCTGTGGTGGCAAGTACGAAGAACTCGCAGAAATGTTACCATATATAGAAGATTTCGCTCGTAGAGCGCAAGTAAAAAGACTTTATGGCGGTGGTCGTAAAGGTTGGCTTAGAAAGCTAAAAGGATTAGGTTTCGAGCCAGAATATTTAATTAGAAAAGACTTATGAGTAAAGGCAAGCAAACAGTAGAAACCACAGTACCACAGTTTCAACAACAACAATATCAAGACATCTATCAACAGGCTAGAGGTTTGGCACAACAGCCATTTATACCTTATACAGGCCCGCAAGTAGCTGGTTTTTCACCAGATGAATTAAGAGCCTTTGGAGCTACAAGACAACAATTTGGCAGAGCGCAACAATTTGATCCATTTGCTCAAAGACAAGAATTAATGCAACAACCAGCACCATCTTTATTGGGTGCTGATATATCAGCATATCGTTCACCATTTGAACAGCAGGTAGTTGATGTTGCCCTTGGTGATATTCAAAGACAAGCCGATATAGCTCAACAAAGAGCGCAAGAACAAGCCATTCGTGCAGGCGCATTTGGCGGTTCAAGAGGTGCGATCTTAGAAGCAGAAGCTGCTCGTCCGTATGCTGAACAAGTAGCAAGAGTTGCACCACAATTACGACAAGCTGGATTTGAGCAAGCACAAAGAGCTGCTGAATCCGATATTGAAAGACAGCTTAGACAACAACAATTCCAAGCTGGTTTGATTGGACAACAAGAACAGGCTCAAAGAGCTGCTGTATCTGGTTTACTAGGTACAGGCGCACAACAAAGAGCATTGCAACAGCAAGCTCTGGGTGCAGGAAGAGGAGAGTTCGAGCGTGCGTTACGATACCCACAACAACAGTTTGGTTTACTATCACAAGCTCTTAGCGGTATTCCAGCTATGCAAGGACAAGTATCAAGAGGTACAACAGGCGCTGGTGATATTTTAGGTGGCATAACTGGATTACTTGGTGCAGGTTATGCAGGTGGTTTTAATCCTTTGGGATTTTTGGGAATAGGTAAATAATAATGGCATACGATCCAAATAATCCATTTCAACCATTTAACACTTCACCAATGAGTCTTTTAAATGTTGGTGGGTTTAGACAGCCTGGCGACAATCAAGGATTAGCTCCTCAAAATGTTTTTAATCAACAACAATTTAATCAAAACCAACAAAGCAATGATCTGAAAAGACGACAACAACTTGGTAATATGTTGCTTGCATTCAGTGATGTATTTAGGGGTAAAGATCCATCTAGTGGTGTTTTGCAAAGACAACAATTATTTCGACAACAACAAGAAGAAGAAGAGCAAAAAAGACAACAAGAAGAGTTGCAGAAAGAATTAAATAAAGCTATAGACGCTTCTAATTTACCAGAATCACAAAAAGAATTATTAAAACAATTAGACGTTAAAACTCAAGCTTCTGTATTGTTTGAACCAGAGCCAGGCAAACAAGAAATTATTGATTCAATAATTAGAAAAATAGAAAGAGGTGAATCTTTAACAGCAGAACAACAGAAGTTATATGAGGATATTGTTTTAAGACCAACCTATCAAGAAAGATTGTTAGGACAATTTGGTGGTTCATCACAATCACAACCACAACCAGGACCTTCTATTATTCCACCTAATTTTACAGGAACTTCAGATGAATGGAATAAGTTAAAAATTTCAAATCCAAATGTATCTGATGAAGCTCTTGTTGATTGGTATGATGAAAACTATGGTAGTTAAAAATGGCAGATCCTATAATAGATCCCTTTGCAAAACCAACTAACATTGTTGATCCTTTTAAAACCCAAGAAGAAAAACCAACAGGATTTGAAAATATTGCTTACCGCACCGTTCTTGGTGCATTAAGAGATGCAGGACAAGCAACTATTGAGTTTGGTGATTTTGTTGGTAATTTAAAAAATCCATTTTACTTAACAAATATTGCTCGCTTAACTGAAGCAAAAAGACAAAACGTGCCAGGAGCAGAAAAAGCTTTAGTAGATTTTGTTACACAAAAAGAAGAACCATCTCTTACATTACCAGAAGTGCCAGAGCCAGAAGGCGTTGGGCTACAAGTTGCCAGAACGATTGGACAATATGCTCTTCCATACGCAGGCACAAGAAAAGCTTTATCTGATGCTGGTATAAAAATAACAAAAAAAGCTGGTGAAAAATTCTTTTCTAAAGACCAACTTGTTAGAACTGGTAAAGAAATAGCCTTAGGTTCAGCAGTAGAACAATACGCATTTTCTCCAGATGAAGAAAGACTATCCAATCTATTACAAGAAGTAGCACCTAATGCTGTATTCGAATTTTTACAAGCTAACCCAGAAGATCCAGAAGCATTACAAAGACTTAAAATGGCTCTTGAAGGATCTGCCATAGCTGTCCCTTTTGAATTTGCTGCTAGAACTTTGGGTAAATTAAGATCACAAAAAACTAAAGAAGTTGAAGTAAAACAAACGGCTGAAACAGATGAAAACATTGTTACTGATGTACCAGCAGAACAAGCAATACAAAATGTACAACCATATAAACCACAAGCTGGTGTTAAATCATTTGATGAACTAACAAAAGAAAAACAAAATATTATTAGGTCACAACAAAAAGATCCTATTAATTTTAAATTTGATGATGTTAGTGGTAACGCTTCTGCCAAAGTTGGTAAAAATAAATTTGATTTTGTGCGTAATCCAGATGGCACATATCAATTAAATATAAAAAGTTTTAGAAACAAAGAAGAGGTTGAAGCAGCAATAAATATTAAAAAAGATGAGAAAGCAGCTAGGGGTGTTAATATTGATGATGAAATTCCATACCTTAGAAAACAATTTACTGAAGAAGAAATTAATAGACCAGTAGAAAGATTTGGCAATTTAACAGATGCAAAAAAATACGTTGTTAAAAGATTTGTTAATAAAGGTGGTTTGCCTAGCGATCTAAGTCCAGTACGACCAAAAGTAAAACTAGCTCGTTCTATATTAAAATTTCACCCAGAAGATTATGGTTTAGAAGATGTTGCATCATCTATGGGTTATACAAGAAGAGAGTTACCACCATCATATTTATCAAGAGATTTAAGACCAGGTGATGCTTTTGAAAGGGCTGGAGAAAAATTAACCGAAGCAGGATTTACTGGCAGATTGGGTGATCGTGCAACAGGATATAGTGGTTTAGAAAAAGACGAAATTAGCAGCATTTTAGCAGACAATAGACCTTTACCATCAGATGTAAAATTCGATGATTACCAAAGATTTCAAGATGAACAAAACGCAGCAGATTCATTGGTCAATCAATTAGAAGCTGCTGGTTACGATCCTACTACTATGACTAATGCACAAGTTAGATCGGCATTAAAAAATATAGACAATGAACAAAATTATATAGAACAGGGTTTGGATCAAGCAGAGTATTTTGACAGCCAAACTGATGAATTTGAAATACAACTAAAATCAAGGGCTGAAAGAGTTGCTAGAGAAGCAAGAGAAGCTATTGGTATTGTTGATGAACCAGAAATCAGATTATCTCAAGGTGGTAATAAACCACCAGTAGAAGGACCAGAAAAAGCTGGCAATATAAGATTAGATAAATATGTTGAACCAGAAGATTTTAAAAAGATAGTTCAAGATGTCGTTGACAATAAAGTAAATCTTGATGCAGCTCGTAGGGTGGTTAAGTTTGGTACACAAGGAGAAGAGCTTAAAGCATTAGCACAACAACTTGGTATGACACCAGATGATGTTATGTTAAGAAAGGTTGGTCAGGCTTTTAATGCTGAACAAGTTACAGCTACTAGAATGTTATTCGATGAAGCTGGCGCAAGAGTGGCAACATTAGCAAGAAAAGTAGCAGATCCATCGCAAGCATCAGATGCTCTAAGAGTTGAGCTTAAATATGCTATGACCAAGTTTGCTTCTTTAGCAGAACAATTGGTTGGTATAACTGCTGAAGCTGGTCGAGCTTTAAGAGCTTACAGAGAATACATTGGTCCAGCCGAACAAAAAAATAAATTTATTGCAGACTTTCTAAAAACAAATACCAGAGATGATATTGATGAATTAGCTAAAGCTATAACACAAATTGATTCCGATGAAGGCTTGGCAACATTTGTCAAAGAAGCTTACAAACCAACATACAAAGATATGATTCAAGAATTGTGGATTAATGGTTTGTTATCAGCGCCACCAACACACATGGTTAATATTATTTCCAACACAATAACAACTGGTCTTAGACCAGCAGAATATTTCTTGGCTGCTGCTGCAGGAAAATTTAGAAAAGGCGATGATAAAATTACTTTTGGTGAAGCTGGAGCAAGACTTGCTGGTTCTATTTATGGTGCACTAGAAGGTTTAAGGGGAATTGGTAAAGCCCTAATTAAACCAATACCTTTTGTGGGTGAAAGATTTGGTGCAACCTTAGAAGAATCTTTTGATTTAGCAGATCCTCTTACAAAATTAGAATTAGCAAGACAAAAAGCCATACCTGGTTTAGCTGGTGATATTATAAGAATCCCAGGAGCAGCCTTACAAATTGGTGATGCTTTCTTTAAAAACATAGGACAACAACAAGAATATTTTGGTCGAGCTGTAAGAAAAGCCAAAGCAGAAGGAAAAGGTATAAAAAGAGCTTATGAACTTTTGAGAGATAAATCCAAACTTGGTGCAGAAGTAAAACTAGATGCCATTGATGAAGGGCGTTATGTAACATTTACTAAACCATTAACAGGGCTTGCTCGTGATTGGCAGGCTTATGTAGCTAGACATCCAGGATGGAGATTCTTAACTCCTTTTATTAGAACACCAATCAATATTGTTAATTACGCTTTTGATAGATTGCCAACATCAGCATTTTTTGGTCAAACGAAAGAAGATATAGTTAAAGGCGGTCTTGCTAGAGATAAAGCATTAGGCAAAATAGCTTTGGGAGCCTCAATAATGGCGGGTGTTTCTACACTAGCACAAAACGGACAAATAACTGGTAGAGGTCCTTCAGCATGGAAAGAAAAACAACAGCTTATGGAAGAAGGTTGGCAGCCGTATTCTATTAAAGTTGGCAATAAATATTATTCTTACAATAGATTTGAGCCTGTTGGTATATTGTTTGGTGTGACAGCCGATCTCAATGAAATTGTTAGAGATGCACCACAAAAGTTTCAAGATGAAAACCAAGATGCTATAGCAGATATAGGCACACAATTGATTGGTTCTGTTTCTGAAAACTTAATTAATAAAACTTTCTTAACTGGCTTGGCTGGTGCAGTTGAAGTTATTAGTGATCCAGACAGATATGCTGATAGATTCCTACAAAGATTTGCAGGTTCATTTGTGCCAACTGCTTTTTACTATGGTAGAAAAGCAGAGGATAACTTAGTAAGAGATGCTAGAACAACAACCGATAATTTAATTAATAGATTACCTCAGGTTGGAGGTGAGTTTTTCTTTGGTAAAACATCAAAAGATTTACCACCTAAAAGAAATGTATTTGGTGAAACCATAGAATACAGACCAACACCAAATGTTTTTGGTTATACCTTCATTCCAATTAATATTTCTGAAATACAACAAGATCCAGTATTTTCAGAACTAAATAGAATTGGCTATGTTCCAAG